CACCAACCAAGCGAGACGATAAATCCGAACACGGCGGTGGAGGAGACGACGGAATCCAACAACACAGACCACCAGTTGACGAACACTCAGAACTCTTCCCTGGTATCAGTACCCCCGGCACCTAAGCCGCTAACTTCCATTGAGCGTACTTATGAGTATATCGTAAAGGAATACTCCCCGTCGATGGTATTCCAACATATCCGCCTCCTCACCTCTTCCAGCGGCGGTCGTTTCTGTCCCCACCCGCAAAAGTGGATACCCCCGCTCGCATCCAAAACCGACGATATATGCAAGGCTATCTACGAATGTCTCTGCGACGAAATAATATTAGAGGGTATGTGGCTTAAACTCGCAGCCGTTATGGGCGACAACATCGACAATGCTCAGTGGACAACAATGGTAGCGACAACTTTTCTCTTTTTCGGGATAATTACATCGGATGAAATCTATAGTAACCCAACCCCCGACTAATAATCCATTCTGGCCTTTACCGTCAGATTACGATGAACTTACCGATGGTGGTAAGCGGGAGGCCCGTCTATCCGTACTCTCCGACCAATCAACACCGGAAAAACTCGTCGTTGCTTGGCAGTTCTTCCGCAGTATGTATCTTCGTCCAGTGGGAGAGGCTTTCTATGTTGGCGGTTTTGTTGATTCTCCTGAGATGCATTACCAGATGGTATGGGACTTAGGCACTTATGCCCGTAATTCACAAGCGGCTCCGCGAGGAACGGCGAAATCCACCGTAATCGGCAAAGAAATTCCTCTCTTCCTTAGCCTTACCCGCCCGTATTACAAAATAATTCTTGGCCTCGCAACCGATACGCTTGTCGAGGACAGATTCGATAGTTTCATCCAGCAATTCACAACCAATCCATATATCCTCGCGGATTTCGGAGAAATGAAACCAAAGCGCGGACAAGCTATCTGGAACCACCATCACCTCGCACTCAATAACGGAGCAGTCGTTCAGGGAATCAGCGTTATGGGTAGAAAACGTGGTATGCGCCCGAAACTCTTTATCCTCGACGACCCGGAACATGACCCCGACTCCCCTTCTCAGGAAGCTGCCCAGCTTATCCTTGAAAAATTCGAGCGTATCCTTTTCCGCCAGATAATTCCCATGCTTGAACACGGCTCGGCAATTTTCTGGATAGGTACGATGATTAATCGTCGTTCATTCCTCTACCAAGCATGTGTCGGTGACGATACTCGTTTCTCTTTCTGGAATCGTCGTATCTACAGCGCCATCTCTTACAGTAGCACCAACCCCAACCATGTCGCTGTCCTCTGGGAAGGAAAATGGCCTAAAAAAGTTCTCGAAGCTCGCCGAGCAGAAGTTGGAAATGCAGCTTTCCAAGCCGAGTATATGAACGATCCCTCCTCCGACTCAGCCCGTATGTTTGAAGTTCACCCAATCCGCAACGAGTATTCCGTCAATCTCGATGATGTGGAAACTCCGTGGGACTCAGAAAACCCTCGCGCCAATAGACACCCCGTTGTCTGGTACGAAAAAAACAAACTATCTCCGGCCTCTGCAGAAGCCATGCCTCAGAACGAGAGCAATGATAAAGCGGCTCAATCTGCGGAGGCTTGGAGTAAACAAACAAAACCTTTCAACGAATTCGTCTCTCGCCTTTTCATCATAACCACCTTCGATTACGCTGCTGGTCTCACCCAATACCACGACTATTCGTGTCTCGCAGTCCTCGGTTTCGATACCCACAATATTATGTGGGTTCTCGATATGTGGCTCGGTCGTGCCCGCGAAGCAATTCTTATCGAAAACATTTATCGCTACAGCCGCAAATGGCAATCTCGCGTCATAGGCATCGAGGCCGAATCCATCCAGATAGCCTTCGCCAATTCGGTAGATGAATTCTTTGCGAAGAAAGCCGACCCTTCTGCAGAGTCATGGAAACCTCGCGTATACCCAATCCGCTATCCCCGTAATTCTTCTAAAGGGCAGCGAATTGCCGGTCTCGACCGTCGTTTCTACAGTGGTCGTATTAAATACCCTGCTCATTTCAAAGATTCTTGGCCCATGAATATGCTATATGCCCAGACCCACGATTTTACCCCCGACCTCGAATTACTACGCTGGGATGATGCTATCGATACTGTTGCTATGGGCCAGTATGTAATTCATGCTAAAGGAGCAGGACAAGCACCTCCCGACGATTCTCGCCCGTCCCTCACTGAATATATCAAAAAAGGCGAACCTATGGTACAAGGCTTACCCCTACTTTCGGGTGTTCCTGTATCCCTGCTTACCGAGGATGATATAGAATTACTACTTGACAGGCATTACGATACCGTGCATAATAGAAATAGTAAATTTGCGTTAAGGAGACGACCCAATGTCATTGGTTAGCTTGGCCGCTGTACTCGGAATAGTCCTTGCCGGACAAACGGTACTTGTTATATACGTTTTGATAACAATAATCCGTATCCAGATTCGTTCCCTGAATAAATCCAATGCCACCCTGCACGGCCTGTTTACGGAACTTCAAATTAACAAAGCATATGCAGAAGGCGGAAAAGAAGCTGCTCAAAATGCCGTAATCGCTTCCCGTCTTGGTGGAATAGCATCCGCTACGGCAAACCAAGAAGCAAAGCCAAAAACTGTCACAGAACGACAGGAACCGGAAAAACCAAAAGAACAATTTATAATCGAACACGGAATTAAGTAATTATGTATACAATACCATTACCAAAAGAGACAGCCCAACGTGAAACAGTAGCGACAACTCTTCTTAATCGCGGGGAGCAGTTGCGTAATCCGCAGGCTGTTCGATGGTGGATTGCCCATTGGTATATGCGGGGTGCGCGTAATTTCAGTAACATCAATTACAAAGATGGTACTATCAACATCTCGTACCTTAGCGATAGTGGTAAACTGGAATTTGTTTTTGAGTATATCCTTTCCAAGTACCAAGCACAACTCGGTCAGTTAATCAATATGGATTTACGCCCGGCAATCAAACGTAAAGGTATTAGCCTCGATGGTATGCGTAAAGCCGGTATTGCACAGATGGCTCTTGATGCGGCCTTCCCGGATACCAAAGCCGAGAAACTCAAAATGGCGCTGCTTCCTCCCCTTCTTATGTACGGCACGGTCGGATTGGGTTTATGGGTACTCGATGAGGATTCTATGGGTATCGATACAATTATGCCGTGGGAGATAGTACCGATTCCGCCTACGGTCACTGACCCTACCAAAACTCGCGGTATTATGCGTTCCCGGTGGGTTCCGGCAGCATGGATAAAGCAACTTGATATAACACCCGGAGCAAAGTCTAAGGCATACGGTGACCTCGAAGTTGTTCGTGCGGCGACAGGTCAGATACCTGATGCAGTGGATGAGAAGTTTCAGGGAACAATTTCTACTTCCATCTCCGGTGAAGCTATGTATATTAATTCGCCAAGTTGGAAAAATAACAACTTAGGTACTAAAAAAGACAAGACCCAAATGGATTTAACCAAATTAGTCGAAACATGGACTTGGACTCCTGACGGGTATTTAGCTACTTATGATGTTTTCTCCGGCATCAAAAAACTCAAGCTCATGTATACCTCAGACCATTCCGAGCATAAAGTCCATCGACCAATCGAAATAGTGGGTGATACTCCTGTCGGTGGTCTCTGGGGGCGTAGCTTCGTTGACCGCCTTATCTCAATTAATACTGAACTGGAATACGCAATAGCTCGTCAATACCAGAATCTGCAGGAATTTGACCTGTATGGCATTCTCATGGAACCGACAACCAATGGACTCCCTGCCGAGATTATACGGGGTGCTGATGGATTGAAAAGAGCGCGGTTCGAGCCGGACTGGACAGTACCGGAAGTAAAACCCTACAACATATCACCGGTTAATTCAAATCTGCTTCCTTATCGTCTGATAGATATGGGCATCGGACTTATTGATAAAATGGCACAGCAATCGAAGATGCTCGAAGGTGATGCTCCGGGGCGTATTGATTCATCCACCGGCCTCGGTACTCTCTTTGAAATCGGCAATATCCCCCTCGGCCCTACAGCAAAAGCTATAGCGCTCGGCGTAAGTGGTATATACCGTGCAATGCTTGGACAGGTACGCGACCGATGGACAGGCAGTAAAATAGTGGATGTCACTCGTCTCGATGATGCAATAGCTGGAATCCACTTCGATGCATCGACAGGTCAAATGAGACTTGCAGAGAACGCCATTCCCCACCCAGATGAAATAACTGTATCTATCGCCTCCGATATACCAATTTCAGAAACTCAGCAGAAAGCGGAATTACGGGAAGAACTGGAGATGGGTAATCTTGAGCCGTGGGAATACCGTATCGAGGTTCGTAAACGAGGTCTCAGTCGTCCGGTAGGCCACGAAGTAGAGTGGCAAAACTATCGCCGGGCAATGCTCGAAAACCTGTTACTTTTCGGTGATGGAGAAACTCCCGACACTAAAAAAGTAATAATAACAGACCGCGATATGCATAAGATACATATGGCTGTACTCGAAGCATTTATGGCGAGGCCGGAATTCTTTGCCGCCTCCACTGCCGTCCGAAATGCTTTTGTAAAACATTATGAGGAACATTTTGCCGGTATGGGTGCGTACCCCAGCCAGCTTGAGTACCCGGAAGAGGCCGCTGAACAGGAAATGGCACAACTACAACAAATGCTCGGTGCCTCTGCAGAACAACCAACCGTACCTTAATTTTTGAATCGAAAGGAGAATCACATGTACCGACTCGAAGAGCTTCTATTCCCATTTAAGTCACGTTTCTCACTCCGCTTTTTCGCTGATGATGACGGCGGTGGAGGGGGCGGCAATGACGATAAAGGAGACGACGACAATAAAGGCGGGCAGGACGACAAAGGAAAAGGCGGGGACGATGATAAAGGCGGTAAGAAAGATGATAAGAAAGCCGATGATGGCCTGATTCCAATAACCGTCAATGGCGAGGAGCGCCATGTTACTCAGGATGAACTCATCAAGATGGCCTCGAAAAGTGCCGGGGCGGATGCCAAGTTCCAAGAAGCGGCGAAAGCCCGGAAGGAAGCAGAGAAAGGAGTCAAAATCGCAGAGATTCTCGACCGGATAGGCAAAGCCGATGGCGGGCCGGAAGAAGATGATCTCAAGGATTTGGCGGGATTGATGGGTGCCGATTACGAAGAGTTGATTGAAAAACTCGAAAAGTCAGGTGTAATTGAAAGTACAGGCGGAAAGACCGGAGGTTCTGCAGAGGATGGAAAAGGCGGTAAGAAGAAAAAACTTAATATAGACGACCTCGATGAAGAAACTGCCGGTATTCTCCGCGATGCTCAACAGCGGGGTTTTGCCGAAACAAGAGAAAAAATTAAAGGGGAATGCGGAAAAGCTATTGACAAAGATAAAGTTTTAGGTAAAATATTAGATAGAGCAGATGCCGATAAAAAAGATGGTCTCCGCTCTACGCTCATTGAAATGGTGTATAAGGACATTCAGAGGCGGGTGCAAGCTGGTGAGCAATACGACCTCGATTTGATAGCAGATACTGTGCTAAGCGCACGTACTACTCTCGATAAATTCGGGGTGTCGGCTACGCCGTCCAAGCAATCCATATTAGAGGGACTTGGGCCGGACAGTGGTGGCTTACCTGCGGAAGCCCTATCCGATGAGCCAGTAAAACGGGTAGCATCGACCGATGCTAAGTATGCTGATAATTTTGCTGCGCGTGTAGTCCAGAAGATTCGGCAATCTACATCGAGCAGTAAGTAATTATATAGCTGTAGCAAGTATTGATGTACCACCCAAATTAATACTGTGGTAGTCCAGTATACATTGCAGATTATACGTAGTGTATGTTGTGTGTAAAAGTAGTATTACTTTGAAAGGGTACAGATATGTCTACAGCGATGGACGTTCTTAATAATAGTGTACGGGAAGAACTCCCGCAAGTCATACACGATTCTTGGCCGGAAGTAGCTCCGATATTCCTCCAGATGGAACAAACTTCGTCTGATGTTGTTCGTGATAAAGGCATCGGACGTGGATGGAAGGTAGAACACCTGTTTGATACTGGTGTTGCTGGTTTGTTTGAGTACGGTGTTCCGGGCGGGCCTGATATGACTGCCGTAACTGGTAGCCAGATGAGTTTGCTTGCTATTGGTAGTGCCGAGGCCAACCTCTCTATATTCCCGACAGCTACACAGGCTGCCCACGGCGGAGAATTGAAGCGTGAATTATCGTTACATAAGACGGTAGGTAACTTTTCAATTCCTGTCCAGTGGATGCAGGTTGATAAGCTGTCCGCAGCCCAGATTAAGAAGGTTGGTCGTGAAGTGCAGAAGGTCGGTAAACAACGGGCAATTATCGAAGCGGCCAGCTTTTTCAGTCATAACGCCTCTGATGGTACTTATGACGTAAAGGTTCTTGGTAGGATTTCTGCGATAGCCGAATCCGGCTCTACCAACTATGTTACAGTTACCATTGACGAAGAGTATGGAAGTATTCATAACTTCTGTCCGGGTATGTCAATCGATATAGTGGCAGATAGCTCCGGCTCGATCCAGACAGGAACCGCTACCGATGGTACTGATGTCCGTAATTACGCTGCATCCAATGTATATGTCCGTCTGTATATTACCGATGTTAATTATCTCGGTAAGAGTTTCACTGTTTACGGACTCAATACGACTACCGGCGCTCAGGCAGCTTATGCCTCCGGCGATTGGGGTAGTGGGCAGGCTTCAGCCGCAGATGACTGGCTGGTTCTTGCAAAGTGTAGCCGTGTAGCAACAACTACTCGACCCCTGTTTAGTTGGGGTATAAACGACTGGACGAAGAGTTCCGGGCAGCTTATGGGAGGTGCTTCCGAGGCAGAGGCTCTGGACTTGGATACCTATTCTCAGTTCAAATCGCAGGTTGTTGCTGTTAGCGCTCCATTGACCGATAGTGTATTAAACAGATACATTGCCGGTTTCATGGACGCATATCCGGGTACGTCGATTGATACCATCATAACGACTGCTGGTGTCACTCATAAGTATCTGGAGCAGGCGCAGTTGTATAACAGCACACAGTTCTATGACAGAACTGGTAAAGCCCTTAATATGATGGGCGGCTGGACAACTGTACGGTACAGCTTCAACGGCAAAGAGATGCAGTGGGTAATCTCGCCGCTGTGCCTCAAGAAAACTCTGTATGCCATCAAGATGGGTGGTGGAAACCTGAAAAGGTATGTCCCGCCTGCTATTGGGGGCGGCGGAGATGCCCGTGTTGGTTCTGAGATAGAGTTCCTTAACCGAATTGTGTCGAACAACATATTCAGCATTGCTCACGCAAGCTCTGGTGCATCTCAGGATTTGGTCGAGGCACCCTTCTGGCAGTACGTGTTGCGTACTCCAATCGATGTCAAGGGTTGCAAGCTCACCGGGCTTACCGAAGCTACATTGACATAATTGACAACTGAATAAAGTGGAATTATCCGAGGACGGTGGAATAATCAATCCAATATTATTCTTTCCCTTCTTTCGTTCCGGGTGGGTCGGTCAGGTTTAACCGTCCTCGGATTTCTTTAATGCATAAGAAAGGAAACCAATGAAAGTAAAAGATTTAGTGGATAAGTATGGTTGGATTATCAATGCATACCTTGTCAATAAAGGTATACAACCTACTGCCAATGCTAATGTTTTTTTTGTAGATAGCGGCGCAACAAACGCTTCTGATGCTGCCGATGAGATTCACGGTAATTCATGGGACGAACCTTATGCGACTCTGGACTATGCTATTGGTAGATGTACCGCAAATCAGGGGGACGTAATTCTTATTGCCCCCGGCCATGCCGAAGACTACGACGGTACGACTACTGGTTTCGATGCGGATATTGCTGGTATATCTATAATCGGCTTCGGTTCTGGTTCCCTACGGCCGAGATTCGACTTTAACCATGCGACATCCAAATGCATTGTTGGCGCAAATGATGTCACGATAGAGAACGTCGTATTCCGTCCTTCCGTAACAGTAGTTGCTATCGGCCTCGATCTCGAAACAGATGTTACCGGCTGTAAGCTCAAAGATGTCGAATTTGCTATGGGCGAGGCGGGCGATGGTACAGATGAGTTTGTGAAAGCTATACACCTCACTTCCGGCAACCACGATACGGTATTTGATAGCGTGAAGATTTTGGCGCACGCCGATTGTGACGGGGCCGCTCACGGTATTCACGTAGACGCAGCCTCCGACAGATTGACCTTCAAGAATGTAATAATCGACGGCCCTCATACCACCAACGGTATCCTCGAAGATGCTGCTGGCGTAAATCATGTGGTCGAAGATTGCTCAGTTGATACTGCCGGAACGAACTACGGCTTCCATGCATCAAGTACCTTCGCAAAGCGTACACGTAATCTTGATGGCGGTGCGGCAGAAGATACTGCAGAAAACCTCATAGGTAAAAACGATAGCAACAATGCAGCAGATACGTCCAATGTAGCAGCCAATGATGATGGTTCTGTGCTGGAAAGGCTGGAAGATATTAAGGATAAGGTCGATGTATCAAGAGAGATGGCAAATGTTTACTATGTCGATGCTTCAATATCCTCCAGCGGAAACGGATTATCTTGGGATCAGGCATTCAAGACGCTATCGGAAGCTGTTGCCGCGGCCACTACCAGAAATGATGTTATTAAGGTAGCTCCCGGCGATTACGATGAAGGCGCTACAGTAGCGATTACAACTCAGGGGTTGCAGATTATCGGCCCCGGCCCAGATACCCAAAATAAAGCTATGCTTTGGGATGACGCTACTGGTTATGACCTTATGACAATCAATGCCCACGAAGTAGTAATTGACGGGCTGGCCTTCTCCAGCGCGCAAGATACGTATGATGCTTTAGTAATTGGTGGAACCAGTGCCAGTTACAAAGTCACAGTACGAAACTGCAGATTTGACGGATGGAGCGGTGAGTATGGTATTCAGGCTGGTGCTGTAAATGATTGTCCAGATTTGCTTATCGAAAACAATTTGTTCCGTAGCTGGAATACTGCTGCTGTTCAGGTAAATTGCACCCGTTCATGCATTCGTAACAATATCTTCCATGTTGTTACGGATAAAATTGGTCTCGAACATGTTCCTGCTGGTGGCAACAGGCCAGATAATGTTTACATCGACAATTTGTTCAGTGGCGTGGCTAATTCCAGTACGACAGCAATTAAGTTTACAGGCGCTCCCAATAACGGCACGTGTATCTGTGCGAGAAACCTATTGTTCGGTACGTTTGATACCGAAATTACTCAGGTAGCCGCGTATATAGGTGTAGAAAATTATGCTGCTGATGCGGATGGCGGCGCCCTGATCGATACCTGCAGCGGATAACTATGTTTAACTTTACGTGTCAATTTAATCCGGTTGAGCATTGGCTCATCGAACCGGAAATACTGCGATGGTGTAGGCGACAAGTGGATGAAAAGGATCACAAAGTCCGGCTTTTCGCCTACTTCCATCGGGTACACCAAACATATGTCATTGCTTGGTGGGTAGACAGACCCTGCGGCAAATTTGTAGATATGCTTAATCTTGGATTCACCCTCGGTAATTTCACCCGCGAAAAAGCACAGGAATTCGTGCGACATCTGCGGCAACCAACAACTGCTTCGGATATAGACAAACAGGTACGCCGGGTTGAGTCAGACCAGTTACATAAAAGGCAAAACGATGCTTCTGCAGAGTCAGAAGAGTTAGCACAGAAATACGGGTGGAGTGTAAACTAAAATGGCGCTCACAAAAACAGAAAAAGAATGGATACTGCAGACAGCTACACTTGCTGCCCAGACATACATCGACAAAATATTACCGACCGTACTGGAATCCCATATGAATTCCTGTAAACACGGCAAATCGATACTAAAAATAATTTGTTTTTCCATCGGCTTTGGTATCGGCAGTGGTATAATAGGGGTCGGTGCCGGGATGTCCGTGGCGCGAATGTTTGGTATGTAATCTACTGGAGGAAATATGGTACTCATAGATGCAAATGGTAGTGCAGTGTCTTTGGACGATACTAATGCCACCCATCACTTAAATTTAGTTTGGAATGAAGATGAGACTTCTGCGCATCGGACGTTAAACTTTACCGGATTTGCCAATAGTGGAGACCGCACTCTAAATCTCAGTGGTAATCTTACAGTAGAGTCTGCCAGTATAGTGAACCAAGACCTGACTTCTGATGCAAGTGTGAATTTCGCTGATTTAGTTTTGACTACAGATGCGGGTAAACAGGCACGCCTTGCTTATAATGGAAGTATATACTGGGATATAGAAGTGGATTTAGATGGTAATCTTAGCCTTACTCCTGCTAATGCTAATTATGGGTTTGATATAAATGGAGATTTGGATGTAGTTACTTCCAGTACCGCCCCAAGTTTCGGTGTTTCCTTTCACTCTCAAAAAACAAGAATTAAATACGAAGGAAGTTTTTGTACTCAGGAAATGTACTGTTATCGTGATAGTGCGTTTGGTAATTATTTTATCGCCGCGGGAGCACGAAACACAGAGGCTTCACCTGCGGCTTTAGTAGATAATGATAGACCATTAAGTATTGAGGCAAGGGCCTATATAGGTGCTACTTCAACGTTTAAAACTATTGGTCTAATGGGGTTTTATGTTGACGGAACACCAATCGATAATTCATCTGCACCGGGAAGATTTGAGTTATGGTTAAATCCATCTGGTTCACTTACGCCCCTAAAACGATTAGTCATTGATAATGCTGGTGACATTGATGCTCAGGCGGGTAACTTTACTACTACAGGCAACCTTTCTGTTACTGATATAACAGCAAGTGGTTTTTGTCGTTCTGAGACTAATTCTGCTGTCGGTGCATTAACATTTCCGGCAATGATAGAGGTAGCTTCTGATTCTTCTAATAAAATAGGAAATTCTTATTCCGCAGGAATAAATGTAGTCGGTTATTTTGATGCTGCAAATTTGAACAGTACAATATGTGCGGCTGAATTACTGTTTCAGGAGGCTTCCGGCACGCAATCTGCTGGGTCATGCACCTACGCAGGAACTTACGGCGGTGCGAATATAGATGTTGACGCTGCCAATAAGGGTATGAATATAGCAGGGCTTTGGTTTAGTGTCAGTAATGCGGGTACTGTCTCTGTGGAGGCAAAGCAAAGTTATAAAACGTATGGAATCCTTATTCAAAATTATACTTGGGCAGGTGGCACGGTAACAAGTACTGGCTCAACTGTTAAATCTTATGGTATCGCTAATACAATGATCCTTGATGGCACTGTAAATGAATCAGGTGCAGGTTCAGGAGAAA